TAAATGGTTTTTCTGGTGAGTTCAAGGCGCTGGTTAAGAAGTATGTGCCTGAGTACGACCCCATCATCGTAGGGCAGTTGATGGAACGAGTGAATATCTACGAGTGCGGGGCGTGGGATGAGTAAAGCACCAGTAGTAAAGAGCGCAGTTAAGCGCGTAGCTAAAAAGGCAGTAGTACCCAAAGTACGGGTAACAACAAAACGGGTAGTACCGGGGTTTGTATTAGTAGCGGCAAATGATGTGTTTCCTACCACACCTAATAGGTATAAGGCAGCACTAAAACCTAAGATGGAGTGGATAGATAATAATCAACTATGGCTTGATACAAAGACCAATCGCGTATTCACCCCCGTGTTACTAGGTAGTGGTGTCTACTGGATGGATGCCATAACAGGCAGTGTATACAATGTATATACAGGCCAATGCCAGAGCAACAGCACCATGTGTATTAACCTACGGCATATGGTATTCAATCAGGAAGTAGGCGGGAAGATACTAATATCAACCAGTCCAACGGAGGGTGGTGATGTCTAGCTGGCATATTATATGTGTGGTAGATGGTGTAAAGAGGATGTATATCGAGGTGGCAGGCACGGCAGAAGAAGCTATCAAGCAAGTGCTATTAGAGGCCCCCACAGGTGAGATACAACAAGTAACAGTACGTAACTTAGAGGATTAATATGAATAAGAAAGAGATAGATAGAACATGGACTACTAAGTCAGAGCTGACATTCATTAAGGGCTTAGGCACATGGACAGACAAGAAGCAAAGCCGTTTAGGGCTGCTTAAGAAGTACCAGAACACCATTCACCTACGTTCTAAGTGGGGCACCATTGATGATGTGGATGTGCATGAGTACATAGATAAGCTAATCGTACTTGATACTAAGGCGTTATACAAATGAACCAGAACCTTAGGATCGCTGTGTGCGTAGTTATAATCATGTCCTTAACGACGTATGTGTTTGGGCAAGGCTACAGCTATAGCTACAGCCCCCTAAGCTATGAGAACAGCAGCGCAAATTACAGCAACAGTAGTCTGAACTACAGGAACAGCCCTCAAAACTATGAGAACAGCAGTGCTAACTATAACTCCCCCAACGCGGTGTTTGACAGCAAAGGTAATCGTATTGGGTACGAAGTAGTATCTCCAGCGGGCATAGTTAACAGGTTTGATAACGCGGGCAACCGTACAAGCTATAGGAAAACTAAATGAAAGCTACCCCATTAGAGTCACAACAAGGTGGTGCGCACTACAAAGAGATGGTGATACAACCCGTAGAGTTTATCTATAAAAACAATATACCTTACATGGAAGGTAACGTAATCAAGTACGTATGTAGGTGGAAGAAGAAGAACGGTGTTGAAGACTTACACAAAGCAAAGCACTATTTAGAGTTGCTAATTCAGTTTGAGACTGATAAAGAGGAGTAAGGATATGGCACTAACACCAGAAGCAAAGGTTAAGCAGGATATTAAGAAGCTACTAGCCTCGCGGGGGGCGTTGTACTGCATGCCTGCCACAGGGGGGTTCGGTAAGTCTGGTGTTAGTGACTTCCTTATATGCTACAAAGGTAAGTTTATTAGTGTGGAAGCAAAGGCAGGAGATAACGGCCCGTCAGCATTGCAGTTAAACTGGTTGGCAAGCGTAGCGAAGCATGGGGGCTATGCAGCAGTTATAAATGAACTTACCCTATGGAAGCTAGCAGCTATATTTGACAAGGTAGATGAAAATGAGTGATGATGCAGATCGTGCACAAGAAATGATGGATCGGGAAGATACAGCACGGCGTAAATACGGTAAGCATACCCAGCTAGAGGTAGACCCCACAGGATACTGCCTTAACTGTGAAGAGCCACTACATAAAGTAGGACTACGTTGGTGCGATGCTGCTTGTAGGGATGACTGGGAAGAACACCGTGAATGACCACAAATGCACGGCATGTAAGGGATTATACCCACGTGTGTTGTACAGAAAGAAAGGTGGTGGGATACATCCTAACTGCCCTAAGTGTAGGAAGAAGGTAATAAATACTAGGCAAGCCATAAAGAAAAAGATCGTATTACTAGCCGATGTTATTAAGGGGCAGCAAGAGCAGGCAGCACGAGAGAGTCAGCGACGTGCCCTAATGACAGAATATCTGGACATCACACGCAGTAACAGAACCCGTATCGCAGCCCTACTGAAAGCCAACAGTCAAAGGACTTATGCTAAGACCCGCATCCGTAGCCGTATGGAGATGCAAGATGCATGGGAAGCAGGGCTAGATAGCCTTATGGCAGCGATAGACGAAGGGCGAGAAGTAACCACACTATATGAATATATGCATGGAGTATAGAGGAGACAGGCATGGCGATACCACGGGAGCAGTTACTTAGAGAAATGAGCACAGAGTTAACAAGTTTGTTTGGTACGGCGTATACGGAAGAGAAGATTAACAAGAAAAAGAAAACAGAGGAGAAAACAGGCATGTTGTTCAAGTACCTAGTAACAAGAAATAATGACGGGACTATAGATGTAGATGACATACCTAGTGATACCGCCATATCGAGGATAGACAGCATCAAGTACACAGACGAAACACTCCCCAAAGAGATAGGCGATAAGATGAAGATGCTTATGTGGACACCAGAAGAAACAAATAATGGGTTAGATGAGATAGGGATAAGGGTAGGTGAACGTATGTTCTGGATTGCTTAAGGATAAAAATGAAACTGATAACACTAGATTTTGAAACATACTACTCGACCGAGTACAGCCTATCTAAACTCACCACAGAGGAATACATCAGAGGGAAAGAGTTTGAGGTTATAGGGGTGGCTACTAAGGTAGATGATGGCCCTATAGTATGGGTAACAGGCAATAAGGTTAAGAAGCACCTAGCCTCACTACCGTGGGGAGATCACCTACTGCTAGCCCAGAACACAGCCTTTGATGGAGCTATATTAAACTGGCGTTATGGCATCACCCCCGTGGGCTACCTAGATACTATGAGTATGGCTAATGCCCTGCATGGTGTATCGGAGTCATCATCACTAGCTAACCTCGCTAAGAAGTACGAAGAAGCAGACAAGGGTGATGCAGTCATTATGGCGAAGGGCAAACACCTAGCTGACTTTACGACGGAAGAACTAGAGGTGTATGGGGAGTATTGCATCCACGACACGGAGCTGTGCTATAACATCTTCCACAAGATGCTGCCTGTATTCCCTAAGGGCGAACTGAAGGTAGTAGACATGACCATACGTATGTTTGCAGAACCTATTATCGAGGTAGACCGCCCCCTGCTGGAAGATGACCTGATTAATATACGGGCCGACAGACGTAGTGCACTGCTGATGCTGATGAACCTGATTGGTGTTAAGAGTGAGGAATCGCTTAAGAAGCTGCTGATGAGCAACGACAAGTTTGCAGAGCTGTTGCGGACCCGTGGCATAGATCCCCCTACAAAGACTAGCCCTAAGACAGGCAAGCAGGCATGGGCATTTGCTAAGACAGATGAAGCACTCACATCACTAGGTGACAGCGAAGATCCTATCGTCGCAACGCTTGTGGCTACCCGGCTGGATAGTAGGTCAACCATAACTGAAACACGTACTGATTCGTTTATAGGTATATCTGAGCGTGGTGCGTACCCATTCTCACTGCTCTACTCAGGGGCTAAGGTAACTCATCGGTGGTCAGGCTTTGACACTAACCCACAGAACCTACCTAGGGGATCAACCCTACGCAAGGCACTCATGGCAGCAGAAGGCCATACGCTAGTAGTTGCCGACTTGAGTAATATCGAACTGCGTGTGGGTATGTGGCTGGCAGGTCAGGATGATGCCGTTAAGCAGCTAAAGGATGGGATAGATCTGTACCGCATGTTTGCTGCTGAAGCGTTTAACATCCCCTATGACAAGATCGCTAAAGATAGTGAGGAGCGATTCATAGCTAAGGTGTGCTGCTTGTCATTGATCTATGGCACAGGTGCACCCAAGTTACAGGACACGATACGTATTCAGAGCAAGGGTAGAATCATAGTTACCCTAGAAGAAGCAGAACGGTTGAAGGACCTGTATAGAACTACAAACATTAATGTAGTAGGCGCATGGCAGGTTGGCTCTGACATACTGGATTGGATACTCGCTGATAAGGAGCATACAGCATACAAACTACTGCCGGTAAGAGGTGTAAAGGGGATTGAGAAACCTAACGGGTTAATACTATCCTACCCAGAGCTGGCCCGTAAGGATGGAGACAAGGGTTACGGTTATGATTGGACGTACAAAGTAAAGCGTGGATCTAAGAACACAGAGGATAGAGTTTACGGCGCAAAGGTGTACCAACGTATTGTACAGAGTTTATCTAGGGACATCATGGCAGCTAATGCTGTGGATATAGATGCTAAGTATCTCATCGCAGGGTTAGTACACGATGAAATTATATGCCCTGTACTCGATGAGTCAGTAGAGGATGCTAAGAAGTTTATCAAGAAGGTAATGCGTAAGCCACCTAGGTGGGCAGCAGGCTTGCCCCTAGACTGCGAAGTAGGTGCAGGTAAACGATACGGCGATGCTAAATAGGAGTACAATAGCCGGGATTACTTTCGTAAAGGAAATATATGGCTTACAGCTACTCGGCGATCAAGGAGTTCCAGCAGTGTCCAAGGAAGTATTATGAGTGCAGGATACTTAAGAAGTGGCCTAGTCCTAAGTCAGAACAGATCCGGTATGGGGAGGAAGTGCATAAGGCACTGGAGGATGGTGTAAAAAGCGGTGTTCCTCTTGGCCCCCATAGTAGGTTTGATTATGTAGTAGATACAATAAATGCACTACCGGGAACTAAGATAACTGAGTGTCGGATGGCTTTGAATGATTCCCTAGAGCCATGTGAATTCTTTGCCTCCGATGTGTTCATGCGCGGTGTTGCTGATATTACTGTACTTAATGGTACGAAGGCATATGTGGGGGACTATAAGACGGGGAAGGCATCATACCCCGACCCCAAGCAGCTAGAGCTTATGGCCTTGATGCTGTTCAGCCACCATAAAGAAATCGAGACTATTGGCGCATCCCTGTTATTCCTGTTGTACGATAAGGTTGTGTCAGAGACATACAAGAGAGAGGAAGAAAGAGAACGGTGGGTGCACTGGATTAGCGAGACAGCAAAGATTGAAGCAGCAGTTGCAAATGGAGTGTTTAATGAAATACCTACCCCCCTGTGTGGCTGGTGCCCCGTAAAGACCTGCCCACATAACATAGAGAGGATATAGTCATGCCACGTAAACCAAACTTACCTAAGGGTGATCCAGAATGGAAGCGCGAGTGGGAGTACCAGAAGGCCAACGGTGAGGATAAGAAGCAGAAGGTTCGAGCCAAAGCCAGAGCAATGTATGACAAGGCAGGGATTGCTAGGCCCGATGGAATGCAGATAGATCATATAAAGCCGGTAGAGAAAGGGGGTGCTTCCAAGATGAGCAACCTCAAATTGATCCCAACCAATGCAAACGAGAAGAAGAACCTGCATCACAAAGGCGAGACTAAAGGGAAAAAGTAATGGAAGTAGTAGGAGGACGCGGAATATTAGTGCGGGTTCGTAACCCGGAAAGATACACATCAGTACTAAATGACTGCATCTATATAGGTGATGTTGGCGAGGGTGTACATGAACTCATGGTCAGGTGGAATCGTGAGAACGTGGACATCCTTACTAGGCTAGGGCTTAAGAACGTACCTTCTACCATCAAGAAGGACTACAAGTGGCCCGGGGCGTTCACCCCTATGAGTCATCAGAAGGACACCGCATCATTCATCGTCAACAACCAAAAGTGTTTTGTGTTCAATGAGGCAGGGGTAGGCAAGACGGCAAGTGCTGCATGGGCATCAGACTACCTAATGAGTCTGGGGCTTGTGAAGCGTGTCCTTATTGTCTGTCCGTTGTCTATTGTGCATGCTGCATGGCGTAGAGACTTGTTTAACGTAGTACCCCATAGGCGGGTAGGGGTAGCGCATGGGTCAGTCAAGACCAGACGGGAGATAATTACTGGGGACTATGAGTACGTCATCATAAACTTTGATGGTGTAGAGATTGTGTTGGATGAGCTAGTAGCTAGTAACTTCGATATGATTATCGTGGATGAGGCCAACCACCTAAAGAACGTACAGACACGGCGTTGGAGGACATTCAAGAAGCTAGTCAAGCCTGAGACACGGTTGATAATGATGACGGGTACACCAGCGGCGCAGTCTCCTGAAGATGCATACGGCCTTGCCAAGTTAGTAAATCCTACGAAGGTACCCGCCTTCTTTGGTGCGTGGAAGGCTGCTGTCATGCAGAAGATGTCTATGTTTAAGTGGATGCCTAAGTCTAACGCTAAGGATCTGGTGTTTAAGGTACTGCAGCCAGCGATACGGTTTACCAAGCAGGAGTGCCTAGACCTACCCGACATGATGTATGAGTTGCGAGAAGTACCCCTAACATCGCAGCAGAAGAAATATTACGACAAGCTGAAGAAGCAGATGCTTATAGAGGCGGCAGGGGAGGAGATCAGCGCGGTTAATGCAGCGGCTAAACTTACTAAATTACTTCAGATCAGCTGTGGATCGGTTTACTCAGACGAGGGTAATACGGTTCACTTCGACGTGTCTAGCCGGATGAATGAGTTAGAGGCTATCATTGATGAGTGCTTGCATAAGGTCATTGTGTTTGCGCCATTCACTCATACCATCGAAATGATAGAGGAGTTCCTTACCCGCAAGAAGCATACATGCGCTGTTATTAATGGGGCAGTATCCCTGTCTAAGCGCAGTGCCATTATTGAGAAGTTCCAGAATGACCCTATGCTGCGAGTAATCATTATCCAGCCACAGGCAGCAGCGCATGGCATCACGTTAACTGCAGCAGACACGGTAGTTTGGTTTGGCCCTACCACTAGCGTAGAGACATTCATACAAGCTAACTCACGTGCTCATCGTAAGGGGCAACACAACAAGGTAACTGTATACATGATTCAGGGTAGCCCTGCTGAGTCTAAGATATACGCATCCTTGAACAAGAAAATCGACGAACATGAACATCTAATAGCGTTATACAACGATATAATAAACAGTTGACATCTGTACTACTCTCGCGTACACTACATAACGTAGTCTAATGATAAGGAGAAATACGATGTCGTTTAGCGCAGGTCGATTAGTACATGTCCGCCAAAAGATGCGTGAGAAGATAGCTTCCCTAGAAGTTCAGATCAAGGCCATTAACACTGAGATGGCGGTAATTGATGATGAGCTGATGGAGATATGCAGGGAGCAGAATGTAAACTCATTCGCTACTGATTACGGAACAGTATCTAGGGTTATAAAGGAACGGTACTGGGCAAGTGATTGGGACCCCCTACATCGTTTTGTGCTGGAGAATGGTGCGGTTGATTTACTAGAACGCCGTATCCACCAGACGAACATGAAGGAATGGATGAGAGAGCATAAGGATGACCATCCCCCGGGAGTTAGTTTGATGCGGGAGTATGCAATATCGGTACATAAACCGCGAAAGAAGGAGGAAGCATGATAGTGAACAACGACCCCCTGCTGACACTAGTAGAAGCAGCAAAGTATCTAAGGGTGAGTAAAAGCATGATGTATCTGCTGTATAAAGAGCACCGTGGCCCTGCACGGGTAATGATAGGTAACAGGGCAATGTATCTACAAAGCGATTTAGAGCGTTTCATTAATGATAATAGGAGCATGACATGAGCACAGAACTAACCCCATTTGACTTTAGCACCATCCCTGCAAACCTGAAGAAGAAAGAACTCAGCGCAACCACACGGTCATTAATACAAGGTGCTTCGCAGAATCCCATAAAGAACATCCGACTGCATGGTAAGGACTTTGTTCTGGTTGTTGATGGTAAAGAAGTACAGAAGAATAAGTCTGGATCTATGGATGTAGTTATTGTTCGCGCTGCACTAAGTAACAGCCGTGTGCATTTCGACCCATCAAAGCCATTTAAACAAGGTCAACCCGCAAGCCCACCTAACTGCACGTCTGAGAATGGTGTTACCCCAGATGCCCGTTCTACAGAGCCACAAGCAGATACATGTGCATCTTGCCTACGCAACGTCAAGGGATCAGGCCCGAACGGAACCCGTGCTTGCGCCTACAAACGTAAGATCGCTATTGCATTGGGTGGGGACTTAGAAGGCGATGTATATCAGTTGGTTCTCCCTGCCATGTCAATCTTTAGTGATAATGGCACCAAGAGTAAAGCACTGATGGGGTACGCAACCTTACTGGCAGCTAATAACCTAGACGTGCATGATATGGTTACTAGAATGAGCTTTGACGAGGACTCCTCCGTACCTAAGCTGCAGTTCTCTCCGGTCAGACACCTAACTGCCGATGAAGCACGTATCGTAGCCCGTCAAGGTAGTACCCCTGCAGCCCTGTTTGCAGTTGGTGAGAAGGCTACTAAACTTCCAGCTATTGGTGTGTCGGAGGTAACAGACGTAGTAGAAGTAGTTGAGGAAGATGATGAAGTAATAGTAGCACCAGTAGCTAAGAAGGCTAAGAAGGCAGTGGTTGAGGATGACAGTGAGCCAGTGGTAGTCACTAAAGCCGCCCCTGAAGATCGTGCATCTAAGATTAAGAACTCCCTTGCTGCATGGGGTGACTGATGTAGGATCAACACCCGTGACGAGCGTCACGGGTGCATAAATGGAGAATAAAATGCACACCAAATATAATCACTTTAGTGATAGCGAATTAGTAGGTATCATAGACAGCAGTATGTGGACTACAGGGTTGATGGATCTGATCCCCTTACTACAAGAAGCAAGTAGCCGAATCGCAAAAGCCGGCTCCTGCGAATTAGATAATACCCCCCAGCTAAACTTATTTAAGTAATACAGGATCTTACATGGACGCACTTATTGAAGGTGTCGTACCTTCTACGGGGTTTTGTTGCCTCACCACAATCAAGAAGGGCCGGCCCGTACAGGTCTTTTTTGAATCCCGTGAGGAGATGGTTGCTGCGGGTATAGCTGCATCTACTATTGATGGGACCAATGCGTACTATGCGATGGCTTCGTTTCGAGAGCCGGGAGCTAGAACGCAGGATAACGTATTGGCACTGAAGTCATTTTGGTTAGATGTAGACTGCAAGGATAAGAACCCGACGATGGACTATGCTAGTCCAGATGAAGGTCTTGATGCTATTGGGGAGTTCTGTAAGTATCACTCGTTCCCTAGGCCCTCTATAGTTAACTCTGGGTTTGGGTGGCATGTGTACTGGACCCTTGATGAGTCTATTACTAAAGATGTATGGCAACCCGTAGCCAATAAGCTAAAGACCCTATGCTTGACTAAAGGGGACGGGGCACTACGTATTGACCCAGCTTGTACGGCAGATAGTGCACGGGTACTACGCATCCCTAATACATTTAACTATCGGTCTAACCCCCCTGTACAAGTAGAGTCTGTGCTAGTTGGTAAGCCCATGTCGCTAGGGGCCTTTAAGACACTCCTTGATTTTGCCTGTAAGCAGCCTGAAACACCCGCATTAGTGCTTGTACCTCCTGTAGCTAAGAAAGAACTCAGTGCCACCACCAAGGCCCTACTAAGCAACAGCACCACATCATTCGGTAAGATAGTTACTAAGTGCGTAGCAGGCACAGGGTGTGACCAGATCTTGCATGGCATCCAGAACCAAGCAGATGTATCTGAGCCTATGTGGAGAGGGTTATTATCCATAGCCGAGTGCTGTACAGATAGGGTGCAGGCCATAGACTACATATCCAGAGAGCACCCTGCGTATGATAGCGATGAAGCCCTTACAAAGGCTAGCAAGACTAGAGATAGAACAACAGGCAAGGGGCAACCCTATACCTGTGCTAGATTTAACACTGAGCGTTCTGGGGTATGTACTGCATGCGCTCATTGGGGTAAGATCAAGAGTCCCGTAGTACTAGGGCATGAGATAGATGCTATCAGTGAACCTGTTCAGGTTGATACAACACCGCCTGACGCGCCTAAGATAGTTGAGCATGTAATTAAGCTACCTGAGTCACCTACTGTAACCCCCATACAGGACATACTGACAAATGAGGACTACGTACAGGTCAATCTACAGGCAACACAGATCGCGCTTGATAAATTTAATGCAGCGCAGAAGATCGCCACCATACCCGTACCACCTAGTCCGTATCTCAGGGGGACGAATGGGGGTATATACAAGCGGATGAAGGTTGATGATGACGGTACGTATGACAACGTGCTTATATATGAGAATGACTTGTACATCCACAGTAGGTTGTTTGACCCAGAAGCAGGGCAAGTATTAGCGTGTAGGTTACATCTTCCTATGGATGGGATAAGGAGCTTCAACATACCACTAGGGTCAGTGGGTTCTAGGGATGAGCTACGCAAGTCATTGGCAAAACAAGGTGTAGCCGCAGAAGATAAGGCAATGACATTAATTGGTTCGTACTTAATAACATCAGCTAGGGAGATGCAAAGAGTGACTAAAGAAGAAACATCACGAGTACAGATGGGTTGGCAAGAGGATGGGGCATTCATCGTGGGTAACAGAGAATATACCAAGTCAGGTATACGCCACTGCCCCCCATCAACCGCTACTGCATCTTACCAATCTAAATTCACAATAGAGGGGAGCATAGCGGAATGGCGTAAGATAATCGACTTCTACAACGCCCCGGGTTTTGAGCCGCATCAGTTCATCATACTGGCTATGATGAGTTCGCCCCTTGTTAGATTCTCAAGTAATTTTGGGATGCTGATCTCTATGAATAGTGATGAGTCAGGGTTAGGCAAGACTGCACTACAACGTGTATGTAATAGTATCTGGGGCCACCCAGCAGATCTAATGACCATGCCTAAAGATACAGAGAAAACCATAGCGCACCGCATGGGGGTGTACCGCAGTATGGGTATAAGCGTTGATGAGTTTACAGCCAAGACCTCTAAGCAATGTAGTGATATTGCCTATCTACTATCCAATGGACGTGGTAATGCTAGGATGTATGGACATATCAATGCCGAACGTGAGAACAACACTGCATGGGCACTCAATATGCTTGTGTCTGCTAATGCTTCCATATTAGATCGTATTTCATCTACCAAGGCAGCACCCGAAGCAGAGCGTATGCGCCTGATGGAATTTAATATGCGGGGGTCGCCTGTAATAGACAAAGATAAGGCCGATGATGTGTTTAATACATTACCTAAGAACTATGGTATGGCAGGTCATATACTAGCGGCATGGTTGGCAGAGCATATAGATGATATTCCAGCATTGATTACTGCCACCCAGAAGCAGTTAGATAAGCAATTTAAGTTTACTAGCAAGGAGCGTATCTGGTCGTCTACTATAGCTCAAACACTGACTATGTGGCGGATAGCACACAAGCTAGGACTACATGACTTCGATATGCCTACTATGATTACGTACTTAATGAAGTTTATAGCTGATAGCCGGACAGCAGTTAAGAGCGAGAGCAGTACGCATGGAGAGTTGCTTGGAGAGTTCTTAGCATCTAACCACGGCAATGTGTTAGTTATAAACGGGTTGAGGGATGTAAATGGCTTACTATCACCCCAGAGCAACAGGAACATAAATAGGATTGTTGCTCGGTACGAACCCGATACAAAACGCTTGCTTGTTGTGATTAGCGACCTAAAGAAATACTGTGTTGAGAAGCAGCTATCCTATGAAGGTCTAAAAATACTAGCGGTAAAAAGTGGAAATATGCGCCTCACTACAGGTACAGGGGTCGTAGCTGGGGGGATCAAGTGCCTTGAGTTTGATGCTAAGGCATTAGAGATGGATGATGCTGCGGTAGTCGCATGATATAATTAGGTTGTTGTTCTCCAGAAGTCTTAACCCCGGTCTAGGCCGGGGTCTTTTTTACAGCTGGTTTTAATCTTCTTCATCCTCATCATCCTCGTGGTTCCTGTACTTCAGTAGCGTAGCCCGTAGCTTAGGGGGTATATACACACCATCCACACTATTAATCAAATTATTAACTCTAGTTTTATGTGACTGTATTAATGTCTCTCCGGTTATCGGCTTCACAGGAAATGCCTTGTTGAACGATGCTATGTTTTCACGGATCTTATCTTTCATCTCATCATCGCCGTTGGTGTTAGCTAGGTAGAATGCATCCAGCAGGGATTGCCTACGGGTAAGCATATGCTGCTCTACCTTCTTCCTAACGCCAGCCCTAGCATAAGCCTCAGACAACTCTGCATCAGTGAACCCTAGTATCTGGTTGAACACCTGCAGGCCATCTACATCATCTACAATCTTAGCTCCCTTACGGTTTAGTGCACCTTCATTAGCAAAGCGGTATGCCTTCAGCGGATTCCGTACGAACGATGGGGATAGTGTCTCCAGTGCACGGTCTGTATGCCCTTGGTTGAATAGCTCAAGTGCTCTCTGTGGGTTGACAAACAGAGTCGAGTAAGAAGGACCAAAGAAGTGCTCCATAAAGTATGCAGCCCCTCCAACCTCTGCTAACCGTCGTTCATCCTCACGCCATACCAACCCGTTGAACCCAGTCCTCGAGGCTATGTCCAGACCTAGTAGTTGGTTTACAGGCCCCTTGAAGTGTAGGTCGCCCACAGCAAGTTTAACTTGTTCATCAGGATCAAGCGGTTCTTCGTCATCACCAAACATAGCCTGTGCTGTAGAAGCCAGTAAGGAAGCAGCGCCATACAACGGCATCCCCTGCACCCCTGCAAATGCGTAGGTCGTACCATATATACCTAACATCTGCTTGAGTGCTAGATCCCTGACTTCCTTAGTCTCGCCCTTGAAGGTGTTATAAAACAACTTAGCCATTAGTGCTATCTGTGCTTGGGCAAAGCGTTTGAACGTAAAGGCAACCTTACCAATGTTGTTCTGGAATAGTTGTGGGCCAGCTTCAGGTAAGGCATGGCTGTGTGCATCTACCGTAGTATTAATAGCAAACGCCCTAGCATCTGCGGGGGACATCTTAGCTCTAGCCAAGTCATATGCAGCTATAAGGGTGATCTCACGGTTCATACGCTCTGAGTTCTGGAATAACCAACCTAACCCAGTCTCTACCTTAGACCGCATGCCTGTGTAGTCCTCTGCTGATGTACGACGTAGTTCAGTTAGCTCATATCCTACACCACGACGGATTGTGGAGTGATCCAAGGCAGCTTCATACAGATCCTTATACTCTTGGCTTATCTTGGGGTTCTTACCGAAGGTAAAGTCAGGCATAAACTCCCGGTTGTCATCGAACTTGCCGTTAGCGTACATCTTGAAGGCTCTGTTAAATGCCGCTGTGGTTGCACCAAGACCATACTTACCAGACAACATAGGTAGTACGATTACAGGCAACTGCGTCAAGTTAACAAATGCAGAAGATGCATTACCTGCGATATGCCAGAAGTAACTAAGCCAGCTAAGACGGGAAGGTACTGTGTTAGCTACTGGGTTCTCTACAAACGACTTACCAGTCATCAGAGCTTCATACACATCCTTAATCTCAGTAGAAGCATCTTCAGCAGCTTCTCGGTTGATGCCAGCATATGCGTTGTCTAGGTCAGGACGGTACTTCATTGCGGATAACTGATGGGCCATCTTGCTACCTACATCAGCAAACCCTTGAACTACATCCTCAATATAACCCTGCTCACCAGTACGCGCTTGCATTTGCTGACGTAGTGACTGGGATGGCAGTAGTGACAGATACATCTGGTATGTGTTGTTTATTACTTCCTTTTTAACTCCATCACGCTGCATCTGTGCAAGAACGTCAGCAATGAAACCGGAAGGAGGTGCCTTACTGTCATACTCAATTTGGGATAACCTAGCAAACTGCTTAAGCCCAGTAGCACCCTTGATACGTGCTAGCTTCATCTCTCTTTCTATGGCTCTAGGGCTGTCACGGGATATAGTTACTGACTCACCATCTTTGTCTGTGTAAGTTAACCAGTAATCCCCTTGGCGACGTAATGGGTGATACCAAGCTAGGCTCTTAGACTCAAAGTCATTACGCATTGCCTCTACCTTTGAGAGATACTCTCTACCCATCTTTTCTGGAGCCATCTCGGTCAGGATGCTTATGTACTCATCAAAGTGCTTCTTGTACTCGGCAGCATACTCATTACCTAGGTCTTGCAAAGGCTTAGGCAGGGATTGGTATATCTTAACTAGCTCATGATCCTTGTTCTCATCTTTAGTTGGATCAATGTTTGCGATTGATAGCTCGAATGCTACCTTATTAAACTTACGTACTATCTGTTTAGGGTACTTCTTCAGCAGAGATACACCCTTGTGAGTTAGCTTATCTACTATCGACCGTCTATGGTCTGAGTCATTAGCCCTCTGCTCTATGGTGTGCAGTAACTTCTTTAGTGAAGGGAGTATGCCTCCGTACTGCGCAATCATATTAGGTATGCTGTAGAACCGTAAAGCAGCTTTACGCACAGTGCTAGGTACGGTAGAGAGCGCATCACGAGCATCTTCCATTAGCTTAGGTGAAGAAGATGGCATGCTGTTTAGTG